AGGAGAGATAAAAATGTATCTTACTGAAAACTTACAGGAAAAGTGGCAGCCAGTCCTAGAACATCCAGATTTGCCAAAAATCGAAGATGCTTATAAAAGAGCTGTAACTACTGTGATTTTAGAAAATCAAGAGAAGTCAGTTAGGGAAGACCGAAGCTTTATGGCTGAGGCTGCACCTGCAAACGCAACTGGTTCTTCTGTTGATAACTTTGATCCAGTATTAATTTCGTTAGTCAGAAGAGCTATGCCAAATCTTATCGCATACGATATTTGTGGTGTACAACCAATGACTGGTCCAACAGGTCTTATCTTCGCTATGAAATCAAGATTCGGTTCACAAGCTGGTGCAGAAGCACTATTTAATGAAGCTGATTCAGATTTCTCAGCAAGAGACGCTGCTGGCGACACAGGATCACCTGACGCACAATCAGGTACAAACCCTGCAACACTAAACGATTCACCTTCTGCTGGAACTTACACAACTGGTTCTGGTATGTCAACTGCTCAGGCAGAAACACTAGGTGATGGATCTGATGAGTTTGCTGAAATGGCATTCTCAATCGACAAGGTAACTGTTACTGCAAAATCTAGAGCTCTAAAAGCAGAGTACACTATGGAACTTGCTCAAGACTTAAAAGCAATCCACGGTCTAGACGCTGAAACAGAACTTGCGAACATCCTTTCAAGTGAAATCTTATCTGAGATCAACAGAGAAGTAGTTAGAACTATTTACTCACACGCTAAAGCGGGTGCTCAAGTAAATACAACAACTGCTGGTATCTTTGACTTAGACACAGATTCAAATGGTCGTTGGTCAGTTGAGAAATTCAAAGGGTTAATGTATCAATTAGAGAGAGACGCTAACGCTATCGGTCAACAAACTCGTAGAGGGAAAGGTAACATCATTCTATGTTCAGCTGATGTTGCTTCTGCTTTACAAATGGCTGGTGTTTTAGATTACGCTCCTGCGTTAAACTCAAACTTAAACGTAGATGACACAGGTAACACCTTCGCAGGTGTTCTTAATGGTAAGTTTAGAGTATATGTAGACCCATATGCTGCTAACGTATCTGCAAGTCAATACTATGTAATCGGTTACAAAGGAACTTCACCTTACGATTCTGGTTTATTCTACTGCCCATATGTTCCACTACAAATGGTGAGAGCAGTTGGTCAAGATAGTTTCCAACCAAAAATTGGATTCAAAACTAGATACGGAATGGTTCAAAATCCTTTCGCAACTTCTGCTGGTACAGGTGCTCTTGATAACTCAGGCGCAGTTGCTTCTACTGCACAAAACTTATATTACAGACGAGTTAAAGTTACAAACATTATGTAATTTCGATTCCTCTCGAAAAATTAAAAAGGGGCTTCGGCCCCTTTTTTTTAGCCTCTTTTTTCTCTTATAAATAGTAGTATGACAACAGTAAATGTAATCAATAGAGAACCGTCTAAAAGAGACTATGCAAGTCCTGTACAGTTTAGATTTAAAATAACTAAACTACCACTAGTAGAATTTTTTATACAGAGTGCAAATATACCAGGCATATCTTTAGGTTCAGCACAACAAACTACACCTTTATACGATATACCAATACCAGGTGATAAGATTACATACTCTGCTTTAGATTTATCATTTATTGTTGATGAAAATTTAAATAATTATAAAGAAATTCACGACTGGTTATTAGCATTAGGTTTTCCTAGTAATCACACACAATTTGCAAACTTACAAACTGAGGGATCAGATAGAGTTCCAGGATCAACTGCAGGTCCAGTAGTGCCTGGTGTCGCAACACCAGCACCTCTTGCTGAAGGCGGCACATATTCAGACGCAACATTAACAGTTTTAAATAGTAAAAATATTGCAAAGACCGAAATAAGATTTGAAAATGTTTATCCTACATCTTTATCTAGTTTAAGTTATGATGTAAGACAAACAGATATTGATTACATACAAGCAAGTGTAAGTTTTCAATATATGAATTACAAGATAGTACAAATATCTACTACATAGTAGTAAAAATATAGGATGATATATAATGACAAAGGCATTTTGCTTTGGTAACGGCAACTCTCGTAAAGGTCTAAATCTAGACCACTTTAAAAAATATGGCACAGTAATAGGTTGTAATGCAATCTATCGTGATTTTACACCAGACATTGTTGTAGGATTAGATTCAAGAATAGGTCATGAAATATATCGTTCAGGTTATGCACATAAACATACTTGTTATTTAGGATACTGGACACCTGTACCAATATTTGTCGCAAAGGAAATGTTAAAAACTATGGCAGATAAAACTGATGTAGAGTGGAATGATAGTGAACAAGTAGTTTATCATGGCGCTGATGGTGTGTTTACACTTACAAAAGGTCATAATTTAGGCGTAACTTATATTACAGGCGTTAAACATCCAGACAAAGTAAAAGATATAGAACCAGATGTAGATGGCTTTGCATATGCAACAGGATCAAGAAGTATTCATCTTGCGTGTGAGTTGGGTGCCAAAGAGATTTATATTATTGGTCATGATTTATATAGTTTAGATAATAAAATAAACAATGTATATGCTGGCACAGATTGTTATGCCAATAAAGATGCCGATTATGCAAGACCTAATAATCCTGATGAAACATTTAACTGGATACTACAACATAAAAATACATTTGATAAATTTAAAGATGTTAAGTTTTACAAAGTAAATTTAAATGAGATCGGTAAAACGCCGATAGATTGTAAAATAGATGAATGGAAAGATTGTAGTAATTTATTTTATATAACACATAAAGAAATGGCGAAAAGCCTTGACAAAACAACCAAAAGGTGATATAATATCCGTATGACATTAGAGGAATTACAACAACAAGTAGATAGAGATTTTAAACTTGATGACACAGAATTAGATACTGAATCAACTAAAATACCTTTACTACACAACAAATACTTACAACATTATAATAAGTTTTCTTTACTATTAAAGAAGGCAGAATATGAACATAAAGTTATGCAAAGACAAAAATGGGAATACTATACAGGTAAAGCAGATCCAAGTGTTTACAGAGAAAAACCTTTTGATCTAAAAGTATTAAAAGCAGATGTTCATATCTATATGGATTCAGATGATGAATTACAAAAGGCAGATCAAAAATCTGCATACTTAAAACAGGTAGTTACTTATCTTGAGCAAGTTTTACGAAGTATAAACAATAGAACATTCTTAATTAAAAATGCAATAGAATGGAAAAAATTTACTAGTGGAGCCATCTAGAGATTATCCTGCTTGTGTGGGTCTATCAAAGATAGGTAAGTACGGAAGAGTTTATGAGTTATGGAATAACATGACAAGTTGTCCTACACCATGGTATATGAGATTATTACCTATGAAGTTTATTAAATGGAGCAGAGACGGGAGTTATATTTTTTATGGAACATCAACAAATATTCGCAACTAATATATTCTTATTAGACAATTTTATATCTGAAACTGATACTATGAAAAAGTATATCGGTGATTTATGGAATGAAAGAGACTATGATAATAACTGGCAAACAAAGTCAGCAGATTTACATACTAAAAAAGAGTTCAAAACTTTTTCAGATTTGGTTGTAAAGACTGGCAAAAAAATATGTGATACTTTAGGATATGATGTAGAAGATTTAATTATTACTGATATGTGGGCAAATGTTTTAAAGAATAATGAACATCATCCCGTTCATACACATTCTAATAATTTTTTAAGTGGCACTTATTATTTACAATCAGATCAAGGTGCAAGTATAGTATTTCACGATCCTAGACCTGCAGCTGATGTAATAGTGCCAAGAAAGAAAACTAAAAACACTTACAATTCTAGTTTGTTAAGTTATGCGTCTAAAACAAATAGAGCAATGTTTTTCCCTGCGTGGTTGCCACATTGGGTACAGCAAAATAAGTCTAATAATAAACGCATAAGTATAGCATGGAATATGCAAGTCAAAGGACAAGTAGGAGAACATCATGAGTTCCAATCAGCAAATTTCTGATTACATATATTATTATCCACAAGTATTAGAACCAACTGCTTGTGATAATCTTATCGCACACTATAATAAAGATACATTTAAAGGATGGAAAACGTCCACCTTTTCAACTAATACTAAAAATCTAGGTACATCTAAAGTTGAGATGAAAGAGTTTTGGATAGGCCCAAATATGTTTGGCTATCAAACAATAAAACAAGGATTTGAAACAGCAGTAAACGACTACGTTAAGACACATAATAAAATAAAGATACAAGAATATACACATTTTAGAATCAACTGTTATGAAACAGGTGGTTTTATGAAAGAACATATAGACAATATACATCATAGTCATGGTCAAAAACAAGGCTATCCACACTTAACATCATTAATATTTTTAAATAGTGATTATGAAGGTGGTGAATTTACATTATGTGGCGAAAATCTAGATAAAGACAAAGGTTCTGCTGTTGTCTTTCCTTCAAACTTTATGTTTCCTCATGAAGTTAAAAAAGTAACTAGTGGCGTTCGCTATAGCATAATGACATGGATACTATAATAGTTGAAAAGAAAAACGAAGTCTATATAACCGTTGATTGTGATCCAAACATTCAACGAGAAATATCAGAATTTTTTACATTCTATGTGCCAGGTTATAAGTTCATGCCTGCATTTCGTAATCGTATGTGGGATGGAAAGATAAGACTATATTCACAGAAAACAAAAGAAATATATTTTGGTCTATATCCATACATCAGAGCATTTGCTGAAGAACGAGATTATCAAATCGTAACTGGTAAAGATGTAGAGATAGAGAACAAAGTAAATAAAGATATTGTTACAAAATTCTCTAATAGTCTAGGTCAAAGTTTTGAAGCCAGAGATTATCAAATAGACGCTATCTATCATAGTCTAAAATACAATCGAACATTATTATTAAGTCCTACTGCAAGTGGTAAATCATTTATTATCTATGCACTTATAAGATATTATTCACACCTAATTAAAGATGAAAAAAATAATAGATGTTTATTGATAGTGCCAACAACATCATTAGTTGAACAAATGTATTCTGATTTTAAATCATATGGTTGGAATGTTCAAAAATACTGTCATAGATTATACAGCGGTTATTCTAATCAAACAGATAAAAGAGTTTTGATATCAACATGGCAAAGTTTATATAAGTTACCAAAAAAATATTTTGAACAGTTTGGTGTTGTGTTTGGTGATGAAGCACATTTATTTAAATCTAAATCACTTACAGAAATCATGACTAAACTTATAGATTGTAAATATCGTATCGGTCTTACAGGAACTTTAGATGGTGCTCAAACACATAAGTTAGTATTAGAAGGTTTATTTGGCGCTGTAAATAAAGTAACATCTACAAGAAAACTTATGGATAAAAATCAATTATCAAATCTTACTGTTAGATGTTTGATACTAAAGCACACAGTTGAGAATAGTAAAATGGTTACAAGTGGCAAGTATCAAGACGAAATAGATTACCTAGTAAGTAGTAAATCAAGACAAAATTTTATTCGTAATTTATCTTTAAAACTAGAAGGTAATACATTAGTTTTATTTCAGTTAGTAGAAAAACATGGTAAAAATTTACACGAAATAATTAAAGAAAAGGCTGATGATGACCGAAAAGTTTTTTATATTTTTGGTGGTGTTGAAGCAGATGAAAGAGAAACAATTAGAGGTATTGTAGAAAAAGAAAAGAATGCTATTATCGTTGCAAGTTATGGCACATTTTCTACTGGTGTTAATATTAAAAATTTACATAATATTATTTTTGCGAGTCCATCTAAAAGTAGAATACGAAATTTACAAAGTATTGGTCGTGGTCTAAGATTAGGCGATAATAAAGTTAGTGCTACTTTGTATGATATAGCAGATGACTTAACTTATAAGTCGAAAGAAAACTTTACATTAAAACATTTTCAAGAGAGGATAAACATCTATACAGAGGAAGAGTTTGACTATGAGATACACAATATCGACCTAAAAGAATAGATAAATATTAATATGGAAAAAGAATCAAAGAAAGAACCAAACGATTTAACAGATTATCGTATTGTTAAATTAACAGATGGTAGCACAATAGTCGGTAGTATTTCATTAGATAAAGATTTTTTAAGAATACAAAACCCATTACAATTAATTACTACACCTAGAATTACAGAGTTTGGCGTCAAAGATGATAACACTTTAGCACCGTGGGTACCATTTAGTACAGATAAAATGTATGTAATACCAAAAGATAAAGTTATTGTAATATCTAGAGCTGCAAAAGAACTTGCAAATTATTATGAAGTTATATTAAGAAAATTACAAACTACAAAAATCAAAACTTCTTATTCAGAAAATGAGATTAAAAAGATAATGGAAATAGCAGAAGAATTAGATAAAAGAGTAAAAGAGAATGAAGAAGAAGAAGGTGAATATTATGAAGAAAGTAAAGTTACTCTACACTAGCTATAGCTACTCTCCTCAGCGACTACATAGTCGATTATACACATTTTCCTAGAGATGTCAAGCACACCAAAAAAAGTAGTTGAAATGCTTGCATTTAAGCACAAAATGTAGTATAATAAGTTTATGAAAAAAACAAAAGCAAAAGAAAAACCTCATTATGTAGATAATAAAAAGTTTCTTGAAGCGATGGTAGAGTACAGAGAAAAGTGTCTCAAAGCAGAAGAAAATAACAAAACAAAACCAGATGTAACTAATTATATTGGTGAGTGTTTTTTAAAGATTGCTAATCATTTATCTTATAGACCAAATTTTATTAATTATACATTTAGAGACGATATGATATCAGACGGTATAGAAAACTGTTTGCAATACATGAGTAATTTTAATCCAGACAAATCAAATAATCCCTTTGCATATTTTACACAAATAATCTATTACGCATTTATAAGAAGAATACAGAAAGAAAAAAAACAAATACAAATTAAATCTAAACTGATTGCGAATACAGGTGTTGAAAATATGATGGATCAATTACAAGGAGATGATACACAATATCAAAGTCAATTATTAGACTTTTTACAGAGAAATTTAAAAGAAGAAGAACCGACTAAAAAATAATATGAAAATAGCATTATTAAACGATACCCATTTCGGGGCTCGTAATGATAGTAGTATATTTGATGAATACTTTTATAAGTTTTATGATGATATATTCTTTCCTTACTTAAAAGAACATAATATAAAAACACTTATTCATTTAGGTGATATTGTTGATAGAAGAAAGTATATTAATTATAGAATTGCTCATAACTTTAGACATAGATTTATGCAAAGATTATGGCAAGAAAAAATTGATACTCACATACTCATAGGTAATCATGATATCTATTATCGTAATACGAATAAAGTAAACGCTGTTCAAGAGTTATGTACAGCGCCTGATGGTGTAAACGAACCATTTATTTACGAAGAGCCTAAAGTTGTAGAGTTTGATGGTTTAAATATTTTAATGATGCCTTGGATCAATCCAGAAAACGAAGCACAATGTTTAGAAATGTTAAACACAGCACCTGCTGAAATTTGTATGGGTCATTTTGATCTAAATGGTTTTAGAATGTTAGATAAAATGGTGCAAACACATGGTTATGATAAGTCAATTGTATC